CGAGCGGCTTCGACTGCTGCTGCTTCAACTGCTGGAGCTTCTACCGGTGTAGTGGTTTCTTCCACGACTGGCTCGCTTTCTGGTTGGGTTGGTTCAGCAGGGATTACTTCCTCTGCTGCGATCTCTAATACCTGAGCAGACTTGAAAGCCGGTTCAGTTACGAGAGAAACTTCTTTGAGTTTTGCTGATGAGACAACAATATGTCCATCGCGTGATGGCTTTGATGCGATTACTTCTGCACCAACTGAGAGACCTGAGACGAGTCCTTCTTGTGCTTGAATGAGCGCATCGTTGCCGCCTGTAGAGCGTGAGAGCTTGAATGTTGCGTAGATGCCGTCAGGGCGAACCTCTGCGGCTGTCATGCGACCAACAGGCTTTTTCATATCGTGCTGTGATAGCAACTTAATCTTAGAGATGTCTGATACATCGATTGAGCCAGCTTCGAATACAACGCCGCCCATGTTGGTATAGCCAACTTCGCCTGTACCCATTGGCACAATCTTGCCTGAGATCTCGCGACGCTCTTCTGAGCACTCAATAGATGAGGCTTCAATAATTAGGTGTTCCATTAGATTCCTTCGCTTCCGTTAGGAGTTAGGTCTGTCATTTCCATTGCTTGTTCAGTTGTGATAAGTCCAAGAGTTAGGAGCTTCTCAACAACCTGAAGTTCAACTAATGGATCGTTCTTTAGGAATGTATCAAAGACTGCAAAGCGGACTTCATGCCCAGATGTAGAGATGTCATCCATGCTGAGCCTGCTCTGAATAGCTTGGATGTAAGGCTCGATTGATAAAGCGTAGAACTGCTTGCGCTCATCCTGCACGTTGGCATAAGTCATTGTGGTGTTCTGATCTGCTGACAAGTAATAAGCTGGCACGTTCATAGCGCGAGCAATCTCTGTTGAGAGGTTCTGGATTGCCTCGTTATACATCATGTCTTTAGGTGAGAACTGTGTTGATTGGAACTCAAGAGTAGATGTGAGGTAAGCAGTAGAGTTATTCTGGCGGCTACGCTTCCAAGCTGCAAGGAGTCCAGAGACTTCATTGGCTGGTAGGTCTGCGCCTGTATTCTTAAGGATTCCGCTAGACATCGGAGTAGCAGAAGCAACTGAAGCTGCGCGGTTAATATCGATTGCTGACTGGATTGTGCGGCCAGCGCGTTCTAATACGCCTTCGTCGAATCCTTGAATAGTAACAATATCGTTCATCTCGATTGGGTAAGCATCGACGTAATACTGAGTAATCATGATGCCTTCAAGGTCTGTTGTGTATGTAACTCGTGAGTTAGCAATCCACTCAAAGGCTGCTGGGCGACCATCTTCGGCATAACGCTCTGTGACGCGAAGGTAAGCCACTCCGTAGAATAGGAGAGAATCAACGCACCAAGTTAGTGTTACGAATGACGGCTGATTCTTTGAAAGTTGGTTAATCCAACGAGGCGCAGCCATAACTTCGCCGGTGCGCTTGTTGTAATACTCAAGTGGGATAGATGCAACAGTTCCAGCAATAAGGTTACGAGCTCTAGCGACTGAAGCAACAGACATGGCATCTTTACGAGATACGCGTAGCGCAATCTGGTTATATATCGATGGAAGGTTCTCGCCCATAACTTGAGGGGCTAGCTGTGCTTCTAAGATTTGCGGCTTACGCGAAAAGAGACCCATAGAAGGCAATTATACACTAGATGTAGGTCAATCGGTGTATATAGCCGCTACCTGTTGTGGTTTAACTAATTGATGGACAACCATTGCTGTAGAGATTGCACCGGATACATCTCCAGCACTCTTTCGCTTAACAATACGCCAAGATGAATCGTTGGTCTTAGCTGCGCAGTTGTTCATCTGCTGCACCCAGTTCTCTTGACCGGAGTGAACCAATCGATGATTGACCAAAGCATCTAATAGATCACCGCAGGCTTGATAGAAGGCGGCGCCTGAGATATCTAAGCAGACTTGTCCAGCATTGGAGAGTCGGTCTGCGATTGATTGGGCTGTGTACTTGTCAAAGCATATTTGGCGAGGTCTGTATTGGTCAGCCCATGCCTTGATATCTACAGCAATCTTTAGTTCATCAACGCTTACTTGGCTTTCCCACGTCTGTAATATTCCAACTCCAATTCGACCATCTGGGAGTATTTGTCCAGCAACCAGACTTGCATTTCGGCGTGAAGGAGATACATCGAAAGCAAAGACCGTATAGCCACCAACCGGAATCGTGAGACTGGCGTCTGAAGTGTCTTCGAGGACTCCATGAGGCCAAGGAGACGAAAGAGAATCGATCCATTGACAGAGCAACTCAGTTCTAGTGTTCTCAATCGGGCTTGTCGCAACAGCTTCTTCAAGGGCTTCCTCGCTTATCGTATAGCCAAGGGCAGGATTAGCTTGAGCCCAGCCTTGGCGGTCTGTGATCTTGCAGTATTGTGGAGCAGAGTATTCATAGAACCCGAAAGACTTAGGTGGGTTCTCTAGCGCCCGTTCTCTCATGCCATTTAGGACAACGCTGAAAGCATCTCCTGCATTTGAGGTAAGCAACGTCTGAGAGTTTGGGCGAGCTCTAGTCGTTGGCACAGCGGCTCGAAATCCCTCTTCATTGATTTCTCTGAGCTCGTCAATAAAGAGAAAGTCTGCAGTTCTGCCTCGAGATCCATCTCTAGTTGCTGCAACAACATCGAGCCGTCTGCCATCCAGCATTTCAATAGACTCTGTACCGTTGGCGTACCTGATCTGTTTAACGAATCCCTTGAGATGGTCATTATTCTCCAATACTTGAGCTACTTGTCTAAAGGTGTCCAGAGCCATGCTTCGATTAGAGGACATGATCAGAACGTTCTTACTATCCCACTTTAAGAGGTGGGCAAGAATGAGCATACGGGCTAAGTGGGTCTTTCCGTTCTGACGAGCAATAAGCAGCAGGTTAGTCTTGCGAATCCAGCTGCCGGTCTTATCAACCGTGAGCATATCCTTGAGAACGTGCTCCTGCCAAGGCAAGAGTGGCATCCCGATAATCTCGCAGAGGTCCTTCACATCTTGGAGCTTAGTCTGACCCTTAATTGGTATCGACTGAAGCCTTGGCTTAGTTGCCCCTCGTAAGGCTTTGGATCGTTTGGCTGCCATCGGTTTAATTCTGGATTGGTCTGGCTGTGAACGGACTGTCTTCGTGTAACTTCGACTGTGTCGGAGAGAGGAAGTCTCTAAAAACAGGGGGGGTGAACCGTTGTGCTAAAAAACTGCCTTCTGAGCGTGAGCCCTTGCGTGAGTTACACGACTTGCAGGCGCTCTTAAGGTTGTCAGGATTCATGGCTAGTTCAGGATGGTCTTTGATAGATAGCACGTGATCAACTGTATCTGCATCCTGTCCACAATAGCAGCAGACATAACCATCTCTTGCAAGGATAGTCTTACGCAGAGCTCTCCATTGCCTTGAGTCTCGAGGATCTCTACTCATTGCCAACCTTTAGTCTTTAGATGATGTAATGCTTTACAGTAGTTAGGCTCATCATACTCTGTTATCCCATATCTATATGAAACATAACGCCAATACCAATAGAACTGCACATCATCTGGCTTACCCTTTAAGTACTTACTTCTACCTTGATAGTAACCATGATGTGATCCATTAACAGCATATCTATTATTAGATGATTCTCTAAATGTAATGTCATCATGACACTTTTCTTGTACTTCTGTTAATTGAATATCAGCTAATTGATGAACTGTCTGAATAGGTCTTATTGAGCCTTGAGATATAGGACTCGGAACTATAGACATAGATATCCCAATAACGGCGGCTACCCCGCGGGCTCTCTGCTTACGCAGCCCGCGTTGAGCCCCTTTAAGGGCTCTAGCCTGTAGAGTACCAGACGTGTCAATCTCATTTGCATAAGTGCTGGTCAGACCGGCGTTTCGTTTCACGTAATCTCCTATCAACAGCCTGTGTATAACAAGTTGTCTAATGTGGATAACTCTGTGGATAACTATTTATCAGTTGAATAGAACCCAGTACCCTTGAAATGCACGGCTGGAACAGAGCTGTAAACCTTGTTCATAGGCTCATCACAGAATGGGCAGTTAATATCATGCGGCTCATGTATAGCCAGTTCATGATCTAGTATTGCAGTAGATTCACAATCATCATTCCTGCATTGGAATTCATAACTTGGCATTAGGCGACTTCTCGCAAGTACGGCATATAACTCCTACTAACTTCCACGATCCGCATTGTGCGCATCTCTCAGGCTCTAAGTTTACCGTGTCCTGCTGAATATCGCCGTAACCTGCGTCTAGCAATAGTTGAACCAAGTCACCAAACCGCATGAAAGCAAGATACTCGGAAGCATCCTCACCCTGTCCATTCATACGGCACACCACGATAGGCAACTCATTGGAAGCTGCTGCTCTCTTGGTGGCTTGGCGCAACCATGCTAAGGGCTGGAAGTCTGTCCTAGCTTTTACCTCGATGTCGAACGGGACATTTAGGCAATCCTTACCAGCACCTCGACCAACGCTTGCGCTTCTCCACCATTGCGAGAGATAGGCTGCAACCACTCGCTCAGTACGAAAGCCTCGGTCTTTTCTATGGCGTGTCACAGGTGATTCTTATCCTCACACTTTTTACACAACCATTGAACTAACCCATCTTCACGGGTGTATTCATTACACATAACATCATCGTCGCAAAGATCGCAGTTAGTCCAACCAAAGCTAGATTGGAAACTGTATGTATGTTTCATGCTTTACCTGCTGAATTGACTGTGTGGCAATCCTCGCAAGTCCACTCATGCAATAAGTATCTTGCACGAATCTGGGCTCTAGTTGGGAACTTGTTACACATCTGGCATATCAGGTTGTAACCCAGTTCCTCGAGCAGTTCAGCATTAGCCTTGAGATTGGCTCTCTGCTCTTCATTAGGGAATTCTTCCCATTCGCCATCTTGGTTTAAGAACTGTATGTATCCCATTAGCGCTTTACCTGTGGCTTCCATTGTCCGGTCTCTTTATCAATCTCGTACCAGATAGGCTCGCAACGCTCTGCATCTCCTAGAATCTGAGCCATGCACTTCCAATGACCCCAAGGCTTACCTGCTTTAGAAGTTCCGGTTTTCCAAACACGAGCACCATGAATACAGCTCTCGTCTGTCGGGGTGCCACCAAGGACATCCTTCACCATCTCTACAGCTTGCTCCATTGTTGTCACCGGTGCAGCACTTGAAACTGTCCAAGGATCACTCGCTTTCTCTACTGGCACATACTCCTTAGATGTATCTGCCATCTTAGCCTTTACTTGTTCAATGTTAGCCTTTACTTCTTGGTGAGCCTGAACCTTCTGCATATCCTCACGCGTAGGCTTCTTGTCTGTGTCCAGTACAAGGCTTAAAGCTCTACCTACTGCGCTCGTTACTGTGTCCTCGACGTAGAACTTACGCATTGATTGAGGATAAGTTGATGCAACTCCGAAAGCGTAATCAACACCTGCTGGCTGTGTGTCCTCATGCTCACGATAAACCTCTGCCATTGCTAGGACTTCACCCTTTGAGTTATCTAGGCTAATGACCTTAGTAACAATCCTGCCGCCTAAATGCAATTTCTGAAAGCGCGATACACGATCGGCAACAGTCTCGTAATCTTGTAAATTAAACATTAATCAAGTTCCTCTCTAAGGGCGAGTTCTCCTGCAAGACTTCCGTAACCAAGCAGGTCGATCCAATGGTCGAGCACGTATGGGCTCTCTTGTGTTCTGCTAATCTTGACGAGCTGCATGATGACTGCGACTTGATAGTCATGTATTGGAGTTTCAAGATATGCAGATAAGAGCATTGCGGTTCTGCGCATATTGTCTTTACTGTCACCATGAGTATGGTTACGGACTTTGATGGTGTCACCGGCTGATTGTAGGAGTTCATTGGCGTTCATCGGCTAACCTGTTGTAGGCGCTCGTAGTGCTTGCGGACCGCCTTGCGACCTTCTAAGTATCCGGTGCGCTTTCCATCTGTGTAGCAAATCACTCCAATTAGCAAATGAGAAGCTAACAGGATCAACTGTAAAACTGTCATGATTGAGCCCTTTCTGTTGTTGTTAGGGCTTAGATTACATGAGTCTTATACGACAGCCGCCTTTTTTAGATAACGAAATGATAACGATTTGAGATGGATCCTCATCCTCAAAATAAGGGATGGCGATACTAGCGTGGCCTTCCATATACCTTGCCCTGCACAATAAACGTACCGTTCTTTTCTATATGGATAATGTCCACCTGAACGTTAGAACCCTTGACGTACATGATGGCAAAGGCTTGCTGCCAATTAGCCGTTCCCTTGGTGTATGAGGCTTGTCTGAAGTCCATGAGATTACCTACCTCAACTCCATGCAGAACACGCCCTAAACGGCCCCCAGAGGCCTCTGTGAAGGCGCTACGGCCTGCTCTGTGAGTATGTCCTGAGATGACGTTCTTGCCGTGCCTACGGGCTGCCTCAAGGGCTGAGAGCCCACCCTGCTGCTTGATAGGTGTATGGTCTCCATGAACTGCAATCCAGTTGGGAGCGATGTTCATTGGGTTCTTATGGAAGGTTATGCCTAGCTCATCAAACTTCATGAACTTCTCAAAGCGCAGCTCTGGCAAGGACAGGAATGAGGGAATCTTTTTCATAATAATGTTATAGAGGCGGTCTGTGTGGTTAGATCGTATGCAGTCTGTGACCCCCAGTTCCCAGAGTAAGTCCACGCAACGGTCTCGGTCATCGCCAAGGCTCTGTTCATAGGCTTGAGGTGTGCCTTCTGACCATTTAGAAATGGTCTGGAAGTCAATCTCGTCACCGATGGTAACTGTCTGGTCTGGCTTAAAAGTCTTAAGAAACTTGGCTATGTTACGGGTTAGATGTACATCCTCGAACGGTACTTGTAAATCGCTCAGGATAACTATTCTCTTGACTGAAGCCATTAGTCCTCATCATCATCGTCATAGGGTATGTTGTCGATTCGATTGGGAAGGTTAGGGATAATCCAATCAGGGAAGGATTCACGATCTGATAGCAGCCAGAAGGCATGAGTCTCTGTGAACCCTGCTCTGCGTAAAGACTTGTAATACTCGTTCATCGCTATGCAGTAAGCATCTAAAGCGCTGTAAGTATCAAGGTCTATGACTGGTCGCTTCCTTGCCATGAGATAAGTGTTACTTACCTAACAGTTCGATGATTGTATCGACACGCGCTTCTAGTCGAGAAACCTGATCCTTAATGCTAGAGCCGGAATTGGGCTTAAGTTCCGATAGGTAATGCTTAATCATGAACTGGACATAAGCTGCAACGCCGCCAAGAACTGTGATGATAGCGACTGCAATTGCCGCAAAGTCCTGCGCGGTCATTTCTTAGGAGATGCGTAACCGAATACGCCTGCCACGATTGAACCAAGGATAGAGCGATAGTCCAAAGCAAAGTTTGAGGTTGTACCCCATACTGCTAGGAACGCTCCGAGGCTTACGATTGCTGGGTGCTTCATATTCATGCTGTGCCGCCTATCATCGGGATGTTAAAGAACGAATCATCTGAATCGCCTTGCTTAGTGAAAGAGATATGGCAATGATGGTCATGCGGATTGATTCCAGAATACTTGCGCCAGCGCCACCCCATGCGAGGGGAAGCAATCTTGCCTGCGAATATGATGTAAGCAATTCGCTTGTCAGACTTTGCTGCGTGTCGAATCTGATTCGCAAGGTAAGGCATGAGGTCAGGCTTTTTCTTTCCAGCCAAATCCCTGTCAATATCAATGGCTCTGACGATACCCTTTGCATCAGGATTGTGGTCAGAAGGACTATTTTGGTGAGCCCGATTGCCAATCCATCCATCCGAGGCGCGATCTCTATCTGGGTAAGTATCATCTATCTGCAGCCTTAACTGTTGTCCGGCTTTGCATAGTTTAGGACTCATGGACAATCACCACGTGAGAAGCGTGTGAACACTCCCAACGCTTTGTCTCATCGTTAAAGGTTGCTTCCTCATGGTCGCAGAACTTAGGAGCAATGAAGGCGTCAGCTACAGGATCGTAGATATAGCCAACTCCTGCATAGTTATATCTGATGTTTGCGTTGTAGGAAGTACGAACGCAAGGCTGACCTCTAAACTGTGAATACCATTCCTCAGGAGTTAAACCATCGATAAGTTCATTCTCATCTTTGCCAACTATAACTTCTGTGACAATGTTGCTTTCATCTAAGAACGCATAATGAGCCATTAGTAATTTACCGTTCCTGTTCCGGCTGTGAAAGTTGTGATCTTGTAGCCGCCAGATGATGATGTTGAAGCTGTTAATCCACCCGGAATTGAAAGAGTAATTGTGTCTGGGTATTTAAGAATAACAACGCCTGAACCACCGTTACCACCTGGGAACGCCTGATAAAGACCGCCACCACCGCCACCGGTGTTTGCTGTTCCTGATTGTGGGGCTGAGTTGGAAGCGTTACCGCCGCCACCTGCTCCACCTGTACCCGGCACGGAGTTAGCTCCACCGCCACCACCGCCACCACGAGTTACTGATGTTCCAGTAATGCTTGATGCTAAACCAGCACCACCGTTACCGCCTGTGCTTACTCCACCCGGATTGCTTGAAGTACCACCAACTGCGCTAGCACCACCACCACCACCGCCGGGATCGCTTCCGCCGCCGCCATCATAACCTTGTCCTGAAATACCTGTACCAGCGCCATAAGCACCAAATGCGCCACCACCAGAACCACCATTGCGTGATGTTGTGTTACGAGAACCAGCACCACCGCCTGTAGAAGTAACTGATGAAAATACAGAATTGCTTCCTGCTGTGTTGTTACCTGTGCCGGTAGCGCCAGCGCCACCTGCACCAACAGTTACAGTAAAGCCTGATGCGACTGATGTGAGTGTGCTAGTTAAATAACCGCCAGCTCCGCCGCCACCAATTTCAGCTCCGCCGCCACCGGCAATAACTAAATATTCAATATCAGGTGGAGTAGGGGGCGTTACGCCGCCACCAAATAATCCTGCTGTGATTGCGCCAATCATTATGCGATTCCACCTGCGACATACCAAGTGTCTGTTGCTGTCTTGATGCAGACTGCTGTCTTGTATTGAGCCAAGGTTGGAGAAGCTGCTGTAGCACCAGCTGAAAGAATTGTTGTTGTGCCTGAAGTGACTGCTGAAATTGTGCAGAGTCCAGCACCCTTGTTGAGAACTGTGATTGCTGTGCCTACTGGGAAGGCTACAGAGGCATTGGTAGGAATCTTGAACGCTACGGCTGTTGCCTTGTTCATAGGTACTAGGGTCTGGTATGCGTCATCGAGGACTGCTGTGTAGTCTGCTGTCTGATCTGCATCGACTGTAAAGGCTACTAGCCCGTTGAACATAGATGCAGTAAGGATATCTCCTGTTGCTGCTGGGAAGCCTGTTGCCATTTATATCTCCTAGTAAGTCATTGCACTCACGCCAATTATACCGCGTTCTGTGCTTCCTATGATGAATCCATCGACGATGGGCTCAAGTGTTGTAACTGTTACCTGCATTGAATTAGGGCTGATATTCCACGATAGACCCTGCACCTGCAATGTCTTGACGATTGTGCTGCCGTCAGGCTGGTTATTAGAAATGCGCACATTGTCGAAGTAGTCGAGCCCAATCATGGTGTCAGTTGGAACTGATGGGTCTAGTAGATCAACAGTCATTTGGTCAATACGGATAGTTGTCTCAGCTCTAGTCGCTACATAAGTGGCAGCAATATTTAGGGCATTGGCATCAGTATCAATGACCAACTCTTGAGCGCTGTACTGATGAGGGAAGTATTTAGCGATAGAGGTTGCGTTCTCTGCGAACTGGGCTGTCCCGCCGTATCGGGTCATCTGGGCTTGGTTAATGATGAGCTTGTCATCAAAGGCGAATACAAGGTTACGGTATGGGATACCGCCGGTCTGATTAAACTCGATAGGAGTGCCTGAGATAGAGGAAGCTACTGTGTTTCTATCCTTGAATATGGCTGTTCCAGATGGGTTGATATAGAAAGAACCCTGTTCGCTGAACTCGGCGTTTTTAATCGCGTTAAGGCTTGTGCGCAAAGTACCTGGGTCTGCGATGCAGTTAGATTGACCAGTAGCAATTGTGCGCATATTCGATGGAAAGTCCACCTGATCTAGAATCTTGCCAATGCGTGTGCCGGTAGATTGCCCTGCACCTGAGTCTGCAACGGTTGTGACCTGAGCTAAGTTAAAGAGACGGAAGGCATCAGCTACATAGATATCGACATAGCCCATCTGTTCAGCTTGGTCGTAGGTATAGCGATACTCAGTTGTATAGCCTGAAAATAAGAACTCCTGCGCTGTCGCTGTTGTGGCTGCAATACGAACCTTGCGCAGAGGCACTAAATAGCCGTAGTAAGGGCTAGAGGTATTCTGAGGGTTAAAGTATGAGTCAGGGTCAGTAATGCGCACAACGGCTGTACCAGCTGTGTAGGTGTCGCTCTGGATATCTCTGCCACGGTTGATGGTGATATTGCGAACGTTGGGAGTGAGATCAACTGTTGGAACTGGAACTGTAGTCGAACCAAGCGTGCCAGTACCTAGAACGCCATACTTAGCATCGCCAATAGTAAATGGATAGCCGAAAGTCGCACCTGAGCTAAAGTCAAAGGATACGGATATTTCGGCAGGTAATGTCATCGACCAGCGAAGCTTCCATAAGTTCTGTTAATGGCTGAAGGGATGCCTGACATCGAAGTATCTTGTAGAGCTGATGCAACAGTCTTGCCATCAATCTGGACAACAATTGGCTGGGCCTGCCCAAATGGAGTGCCGATATAGCCTGAGCCATTGCCACCGGCTTGACCAAAAGGTGTACCAAGTTGTCTGATGGCTGCTGCCTCTTGTGATGATCCGGCCTGCCCAAAAGGAGTACCTACGAAGGCGGGAGTTACATTAGTAGGAGTTACAGGAGCTGTACCGCTTGCTCCACCTGATAGAACTGTCGCTGCTTTCTTTGCTAACCCGTTGAGGTATTCTTCTAGGTAAGCAAATGGGTTACGAGCATCTGGAATCGTCTGCCATAACTTATAGAGATTGCCTGTAGCATCTTGAGACATAAGAATCTGCTTGGTTAGGGCTGTTGCTACAGCTGCATTGCCGTTAAGCAAAGCCAGTTGCGCCTCAAGGCGAGTTCTTTCCTCTTTTGAAAGATTACCTTGAAGGGCAGCAATAAGTTGAATCTGCTCTAAGTCAAAGATAGTGCCAGCCTTTTTAAGAGCGTTCTGCTTTTTTTGTTCTTCCGTAAGGGCTTTCTGAGACTTGACCTGCTTAGTCTGTAATGCTGCTAGTTCTTTAGCTCGCTTTGCTGCTACCGCTTCCGCTTGGCGTTGCTGCGCTGTGCGCTGCGCTGTACCTGCTGGAGACTTAGATCGATTAGTCGAAGGTTGATTTTCGAATCGATTGAATAAAGTGCCATTCTCGCCTAGTAAACCGCCAAGGCTTCCAACGTAATCAAAGGCTCTATAGAGCTTGACTATTCCGGCTACTGCAATTCCAATTCCTTGAGTTAAAGAATTAATTGACTTGGCAATGGTGTCAATTGTCTTTGCTGCATCATTAGCAGAAGAACCGCCGCCTATCTTGGCAAAGGCATCTACCAAACCTGCTCCAATTGTCTCCTGAGCGTTGCCTGCTGCAACTGTCAGAACTTCCATTTTGTAAGAGGTTGTATCCAGATAAGCCTGTGCTGAACCGGCTGAACGAGCAAGCATGATGCCTAGAATCTCGTTAAATGACTTGGTTGTAATCTCTGCTCTAGTTAAGCCTGTGTTGTACTTAATTAACCCACGAGTAATACCCACATAGCCTTTACCTAAGTCGGTTGCGACTGTGGCTAAATCTACTCCGCTTGCACGGCTAATCTGAATAGCATCATTAAGCAGTTTCTGAGATTGTGTTAGTGATCCTGTTGTGGTTAAGAGACCTTGAAAGGCTGGGCGAAGAACATCATCGGCAATTGCCGCGCTCTGCTCAAGCTCTGCAATAAAGGTCTTAACTTGAACCTGAGAGAATGAAAGCCCAAGGTTATCTACTGCGGTGGCTAGTCGATTAGCTGCTGCTTCATCGGCTGCGAAAGCCTTGACTGCTGCCTTGCCATAAGAGACTAGGGCTGTTGTGCCAAGGGCTAAGCCAAGATTTCTAAGAGTCTTGTTTAGTTTAGCGGCTGCTGATTCTGCTTTCTTAAATCCACGAGTATCAGCTGTGGAAGCAATCTTAATCTCTTCATAGATTGTTGCCATTATGCTGCCTTCCCTAGACCTTGTTTAGCACGAGCTCTAAATTCTGTAAGTGCTGTGTCAATTGCTTTATTGACTGCTCCTTCTGCTTTGCCTCTGTTCTCAGCCCAAGCGCGATAGATCAAGCGACCTCGACCCTTAAGACTGCCTACAAGTGGTGGCAAGTTAGCAATGAACTGTTCTCCGGCTTTAGGGTTGCTGGACTTACTGTATCGATTACTGCCTGAACCTTTAGGACCAACCCAAGGCTGTCCATTAAGGTTAGCGCGACCAGCGCCTTCGTAGATAGAACCTACGCGGCTGTTATTCTGAACGCTTGCCATCGAACTAAAGCCTTCACGGTTTACCTTGCTAGGGCTTGCTGAATACTTAATTCCAGCTCTAATAATTGAAGCATTGTAGGTAGGGAACTTGCCCTCACTAAATGCGCGACCAGCCCAACCAGACATAGGAGATGAAGCCGGAACGAATCCCTTTGCTTCTCTTACAACTGGGCGAAGAGCTGCGCCAATCTCTTTGCGTAATGCTTTCTCAAGATCAGGAGTAAAGCGACGCATTGCTTTGCGAAGGTCAGCGTTTCCGCGAATTTCGATACGCATCTTTCTGCTCCTTCGCTATGTCCTTAAGGACTTCTAAATGTGCCTTGAAAGCCATCGGTGATAACTCAACAATGGTTTGGAAGGGAACTCCATACTCGTAACTCAAGCGAGCTGCGAGATAGGTGAGGGAGTTCCGATCTACCCTAAAGGGTCAGACTCTAAGACCTCAACTGACTTGAGAGTCTCAAGGAATCCTTCCCCGAAAGGTTTGACCACTTCACCCGAGCGTCTAATTGCTTCCCAGCAGAGCCAGTAAACATCTGACTGCTTCTGGTCTTCTATCAGAGCTTTGTGAAAGCCCTTTTTGGCGTATTGCTCGAAGGCGTATTCAATCAGGGGAGTTATCTCAAACTCCTGTACTGAATTGTCTGCCCTTGTTACCTTGAGTTTTGCCATTTTAGCCCTTGCTTTCTATTACGCTGTTGTTACAGCGATTGTACCTGATACGTTGAATGTAAGGCTCTGCATTGCGATGTCAGCTACAGAACCGTTGATATCGGTTGTGTTGTTGATAAGGCAAGTCATTGTGTAAAGAGGGTTAGTTGCAGACACAACAGCAGAAGTCTGCTTGACTGTAATTGTTGTGTTAGTTCCCCATACAGCCTGAAGTGTCTGTAGAACTTCTGATGTAGCTGTATCGTTGAGAAGGTCGATTGTGATTGAGGAAGCCTCAAGACCCTTCACGAACTTGTGACCGCCATCACCCATTGCTGTGACTTCGAGTTCATCGAATGAACGGTTGATTGTGACTGCTGTGACGTGGTCTGATAGATCAACTGAATTGATTGTCAGTACTACGCCATTGTTTAGAAATACTGCCATTTCAGTTATTCCTCATCTTTCTTGGTAGTTGGTTTTGGTGCTGGTGCTGCTGGTGGAACTTGACCGATTTTGATTAGAAAGTCGGCTTGCTCCTTTGTCCAATCGCTCATCGATTAGCTCCATTCCGTTAGGGTGCTGACCTGTATTGTACAACTCAGCAAATCTCCAGTAGGTAGGCTGAGAACGGCTGGTGCGCTCACGCTCCCTACGTTGAACACAATGCTTGATGCTTCCAAGAGTTGAAAGACTCGCACGATGTCATCTTCAATGCCTGCAAGGTTGCCTTGATTGTCTAGCAATGGCACAAGGATATTAAGTGAAAAATTAGCAAGAGGCGCGATTGAGGTGTAATCGTTATTCGTTGGAGTGATGTATGGATCAGCAGGACTGACAATTACAGAATTAGCAATCGGGCTTGCTGGTGGGTAGGAGAATACTGACCACTTGGTGTTATCAGTAAGAGCCGCAGCAATGCTAGATCGTAGGGTGGTAATTGCTGGCATTAGCCCACCATTGAGTTAGGGCTTAAATATGGTGCAAGCAAGCCACGTACGCGAGCCATGAGTTGATTAGACATTGTGTAAGGGCTTGGGGCAAATCCATCGATGCTTACGCCTTGTCCGGTTGGAGCTTGGCGAGCCTGCCAGATAGCAACGCTAATCATGAGGCTTGCCTCTTGGATAGCTGCAATCTCTGTGTAGTCTGTATAAGTCGATGCTGCAACCTGTCCATAAGGATTGATTGGGTGGCGGGTTGCATCTGTTACATGATCTGTTGTAACCGTAATGCTGTACTCGCCCACGCCTGTAATTGCCTTGTTGCCGTTGTAGTGTGAGCCGCAACCTGTGATGTTAATTGTTTGACCAACGTAAAAAATATCTTGAACATAGTCATTAAAGAATAAAGTTCCGACTGTGCCTTGATTGGCATGAGCCACTACTGGAGTCGTGTTAGTCCATAGAAAAGGCAACATGACATCATCAGAAGCATCGCAGACGGACTGCAATACGGCATCGGTGTAAAGAGTTCCGATACCTAAAGCTGTGCGAAGTTCTGCAACTGTTGTAATGCTCATTGTTATCCTTTCTAAAGACTAGAGGGAGCTGCAAGGGCTCTGGCAGCCCCCTCTAGCGACTTAGTTTGTCGTTACGCTACTGCGAAGCGACGTACACCCTTACCTGACTTAGCAACATAAAGTGCTAGGTATCCGTAAAGGTTGATCTCGATTTCGCCTGATGTAAGAACGTTCACGCGAAGCTGAGTTGTTGGTGATTCCCATGCATAGACTGAGCGTGGCGCAACCAAGAAGGCTGAGTCATCTGCAATGCCTGATGCTGAGATGTTGTGATCTACGATGAGGTCAGTTCCGAGAACTCCACCTACGACGCTTGTAGCAACTGCGTTGCCTGCTGCGTTGTATGTAGCACCCTGTGCTGAGTAGAGTGGGCGACCTGTTGTGTCTGCGTATCCTGTGATAGCAGCCCATTGGTCTGTTGAAGCAACAAGCTTGTTAGCGAAGTCTCCGCCTGTACCCTTGTATGCTGCTGCACCTTCGACTGATACGAATGACTGGAGACCAGCTGCTGTTGTTGCAACGTTCGCTCCTGCTGTACCTGCTGAGATGAACTTAGCGATAAGAGCTGCGTCTGTTGCCTTCTCGTATGCCTTGCGAAGTTCTGCCATCATGAGTTCCATGAACGCAGGTGATGAGCGATCTACAAGCTCGAATGAAACGCGCTGTAGTCCTGAGAACTTCTCGACGTTTACTGTGTCGTATGCAGATGTCATGCCTGTCTCAGATGGTGCTGAGCCTTCGTTTGTGTCTGCAACTGTTGGTGCAACATCAGCAGATGAAGCGTTTGTGTAGAGGCGTGGAACTGTGAAGCTCATGCCTGATTCTGTTAGCGCTTGGCGAGTTACTGCCTCGAACGCTGGGCGACCTGTGAAGGTGTCTGTGATGAATGTGTTGAGGTGCTGAGGAAGTGTCAGACCTGTGTTTGTTGATGTTGAGTCATCTGCTGCACGAACTGTGCGACGTGCCTCGTCATCACCAAGTGCTGACTTGATTGATGCTTCGAGGTACTGTGCTGATGAGATTGGCGCAATGCGCTCGCGTACTGTTAGTGCCGCTGCAACTGTTGGGCGAGCGGCTTCGACTGCTGCTGCTTCAACTGCTGGAGCTTCTACCGGTGTAGTGGTTTCTTCCACGACTGGCTCGCTTTCTGGTTGGGTTGGTTCAGCAGGGATTACTTCCTCTGCTGCGATCTCTA